CCAACTCCAACATTTTCAAAATTTTCATATATGGAACCATCATCAACACTAAATGAAGATTCATTACCAGTCTCTAATTCAATACTTAACTTAGATGGTTTAACATCAGACTGAACATCTGATATCTTAACTCTATTTTGTGTAGAATACATTCCATGATTCTTATGATTGACTTTAAAATGCAATCCATCAGATTCAACATCAATAGAACTAATCTGAACATCTCCACCATTAACAAATCCAAGTTCAGTCTTAATACCAGAACTATTTGTATAGAAAAGAGTGTTAGCAGTTCCAACAACAAATTCACCCTGAACACTATCAATAGTTAATTCATTAGTCATTCCAATACCAGTAATACTAAATCTAGCATTACGTCCAACAGTTCCACTACCACCAGTAGAGAGTCCTATAGTTGTTATACCAAGAACATCTCCCACAGAATAACCTGTTCCGCCAGAGGTGATTGTAGCTGCTGCAGCAACTCCATTATTAATAAAGACATCTGCAACTGCTCCTCTTCCAGTTCCAGTTACTGTAACTAGATTTACACTGTTAAAGGTTTGATTACCATCAAGAGGTGTATAACCAATACCAGCGTTAGTAATATTCAAACCAGCAGGAATAATAGATCCACCAGCACCTACGATACTACCCTCTGCCATTGTTCCATCTTGAATGATGGTATTACCTAATTCATAACTATCACCAACGGTTGTTCCGAGACCAACTCGTATTCTTCTAGAACCAAGAACTATAGAGTCAGGTGCTAACGTAGGAATTTGATTATTTCCCTCAGTAAGTTCTGGACTGTAGAATTCAACTGTACCAGAAGTTTCAAAGTCAGCTCTATACATCGTGAATTTTAAATCCTCCCACTGACTTGGTTCCCACGTAGAGGCATTTTGAGACTTAAAGAGAGAACCTAAGTATGGTTGATTAGAAATATAAGTATCAGTTAATAGATCAGTTTCACCAATTCTTGAAATATAGACACTATACTTAGTAGAGTTAGATGCTAAAGCCACAGCATATTCAGTATTATTACCTTCAAGAAAAACTGGTGCTTTAAATTGAACGGTAGTTGCAACAGACCCATCTGCTGAAGTATTAACCTCTGAAGGATCTAATACAATTTCAGAAAAAGGAAGAACATGTTGTGTTGGTAATCCATTATTCATAGATCTGATTTGGAATACCACAGGTATATCCATATCATCTTTAGTTCTAAAGAATACATCACACTTAGTAACAAATATTCCAGAAGAATCTTCAACTAAGAATGATTGTGCAAGAGGATCATACCATCCAATAATTTCTTGACTTGTGCTATTTGCAATTGTTTCAGTTCCTATAACTTCGGTTCCAAGACTTCTATTAACATTTCTTTCTTGAAATTCTTGTCTTTGTTGAATTCTTGCATTCCTGACAGAAACAATATTTTCTTGAACAGTCTCTAATGTTCCAGCAGATGTAAATGTTTCATCAGTAACGGTTGTGGCGTTATCTGGATTGTTATCAGGATCATTAGTTAATGTAAGAACTTTGCTTCCAGTCTCAAATCTTGGGAAACTAATGTTATTAGGATTAGGTATATAGAAAGATCCAGCACAAAATGCACCAATATCAGAAAGAAGTTGAACTTCATCAATAGTTGCAATTGCTCCACTGCTTTGACCTCTCAAAACCATTCCAGGATCAACATAACCAAAATATTCACCCTGTGGTTCATTAGACAGTGAGAATGTATCTATATTCAATACTGTTGAAGTAGATGAATAAGATGCAGGAAACGCTTGGTTAGTATAAGGATTCTCTGCATAAACCTTAGTAGGAACATTATATGGTCCTTCTTTATGGTTTGATTGTGCAACTCTAAAATTAATTGATGGTAAACTATCTGCAGTTATCTGACTAAGACCCGTTGCATTCATAGTTCCAACAACCTTCTCACCAACTTGGAAGGTTCCTGATGTCATAGTAATTTGAAGAATCTTAGGCACACAGTATCTGGTAACATCTTGACCATCAAAGAAAGCATAAAGTCTTGTTAGAGGTTTAAGTCTCTTAGCAACAAATTCAATATTTCTAGATCTCATGAATGGAATAAGATCTCTACTTACAACTCTATCACCAACAGAAGTTCTTTCAAAAGATTCAGTAACTAATGTTTGAGTACCTGTTCTATTCTCAACACCTTGTTGAGTTGTTTCTCTTATAGTTTCTCTATCTACACGATTGATTGTCTCTCTAATTCTTCTAGCAGGGTTTCCAAATCCACCACTAAAGTTATTAATCCAACCACCCATTCCGAATACACGAGTTTGATTAGTAATTACAGTATCTCTACTAGTATCATTAGTTGTTGTCCCTGTCCATGTGGTTTGCCATGAATTCCATAGAACTGGACCTAAACCAGTCTGTTCATCTATTTCACCATTCTCAACCATTCTATTGAAGACTGATTGATAGTCACCTTCAACATTAATAACTTTAGGTTGTAATCTAGCAGTATCAACCCACGTATCAGATGCAGGAGTTATCTCCATAGTTCCTTGCCAGAAACTAATTAAGAAAGGAGTAACACTTTCTGATCTGGTTGCAAAACTTTGCTTTAACCATTCAACTTCAGCGTAATCCAAAGTTATAACATCGTTTTTCTTTCTTACATTAATTCCTTCAATTGTTGCAAAATTAAGATCATCATTAGGATCATTACCAACAACTGGTCCAAAAATTAAATCAACTGAATTAGTGTAATGTCTTGGTCTTAATTCTTTATTTTTTGTATCAATACTATTATTAATAGGAGTAGCTTGCTCTTGAGTTTGGAATCCAGTAAAGTTATCTACAAAGAAACCAGACTTAAATCTATTCAACCCATCACCATCAGCAACAAATAAATTTGCTGTATTAGTTTCTAATAAAGAAAGAGTTGTATAATATTCAAGATTCTTAATTCTATTTTCAAGATTTTTAATATCTTGCATCGTAAATCTTTTACGATCTAAGAAATCAATCTGTGCTCCAGCAACATTATAAAGATAAGGTGGAAGTCTAACAGTTGCTATTTCAATAGCACCATCAACTGGAACAGGTTTTTGTGGATCTTCAGCAGGATCTCCATACTTTATTTGGAATATTCCCTCTTTACTTAAGAATATTCTATCAATTCTTCCAAGATAGAATGAAAAATCAGTCAATAGTGACTCATCAGATGCTAAAATATTAGGAGCAGAATTTCCAGATGCATTAAAATTCCTTCCTTTAAATTCAAGAGGAGATCTATCTCCTTCAGAAATAGAAGAAACAACGCTTGCTCTTGGTCTAATATCAATTATATCTGAATTTGAAACATCATCAATTTTTGGAATATCTATACCATAATCATATTTGTCATAAGAATTTACAGTTATAAAATCACCATTATCTCCAGAGTCAAAAGATCCATTTGAATAATATATTTTTATTTTTCTAGTTGGAGCATCAGCATCAGACTTTCTCTTAATCTGACCTATATTGTAAATGGTGGATTGTTGACCATCAACAAATGAAAAATTAGGAGATATATCAAAACTTGGAGAATCTAAAGTAGAAACTATAGCACTAGCACCAGACTCTTGGAATTGTACAGTTTCTCCTTCTTTGAATAAATGCTCATTTTGATAAATGATACTAATCTGAGTATCACTTGGTTTTTCTGCTACCATAGCAACAGCATCACTACCTTGACCAATTAATTGTTCACCAATTATCAATTCATTAGTTGTGGTTGATTGTGTAACAATAGAAGCAAGAGTAATTTTAGGTGATGATGGATCACTAGTATCTGCTGACTCAAATACTGATAATACTTCTATAATATCAGAGTCATTAATTGATATGTTTTTATCCTGAACTCTTGTTCCAAATGGATAATTACCAAATGTCAATCCATCATTTAGTGTGGTTGTTCCAATTCCAGAAGCAGCATCTTTAGAAAGATTAACAACTAAAGACTTAACAGCATTTCTTATTTTCTGTTTTGCTTTTGGATTTTGTTTTTTAATAGTAGCAATTAAAGTTGCTCCTTTATTTGCAGCAGGAGGATTAGATAAACCACGAATTTGGCAAGTATTTCCAGATCCAAAATCAAATTGATCTGATGTTAATTCATGAGTCTTACCATCTGCCCCGATTAGAGAGTATCTTTTTGCACTAAAAGGTTGGAAACTCTCATTTGTAGGTAATGTTGGGACAGGAGTTTCTAATCTACCATCACTAATATTAACAGAAAATGTTTTTCTTATAACAACTGATGCACCTGTTAGATCAACATTAGATATATTTCTTTTAGGTAGTCTAGTATATAATGTATTATCACTAGAACTATCTAATTGAGTTGCTAAAACTTTTAAATCACTTACCTCTTTAAATTGATTTACAGTAGAAACACCAGAGGCAGTTGTAGGCAACCCACCATTAAATACTCCATTTACTGTAGTAACACCAACAACTGAGACAGAAGTTGCATCTACACTAATTACTCTTGCTAAAATAGGATCTTCTGATATTGCAAGATCACTATATGATATGAGATTTCCTATAGTGGTAATACCTGGAAAATTAGGGTTTGTGCTTTGTATTTTAGTTCCTGCAGCTCCTTTATCTACACCAACCGTAGAGACACCTACATTAAGCAATGTGGAAGGAATTACATTTGCACTAAAAGTATTAAGACCAACAGTATTATCATCAGTTCCATAAACAGATTGAACATCTGAAATAGTAAAATTAGTAATACCTATTGCTGTTCTTCCATTATCAATACCATTAATTATTAATTGCTCATTAGTAATAAAATCTCCATTTTTTTCATATACAGTTAAAGCCACTCCAGCAGAAACAGAGTTTACAAGAAAAGCAGTAGCACCACTGTCTTTTCCTTCAATAAAAGCAGGAACAGATTGAGTGATAGATTGATTTAATTCTATTTCACTAAAAGTTTGCACGTCATATAATGAAAGATCCCACTGATTTTTTTGTTTATCTGCATCAGCAATTTCATAAGTTCCAGATTCAAGTCTAAAATCATATACCCTAGCAAGACCAACTTCTTTACCTTGAACAGTTTCAGAATTAACACCGACTCTTTGATTTCTTAAACTTAGAACATATGTACTACCGATACCCACTGTGGGAGTTCTAAAGACACTGTTTATCTTAAGTGTTGGACCAGTATTATAAATTATTGATTGATCTTTTAATGTTTTTACATCTCTTGGTTTTGGTACATCAAGGAATGTGGGATTTACGGTTTCAATTTCATATCCTTTAACGTATGCTTTACCTGGAGAGAGTTTATATAATGCTAAATCATCACTTGGAGTTTCTCCACCTGCTGTAAATTGACCAGCATTATACACTCCTCTATTTCCAATATTATCATTTAAAGATTCTAAAAGAGTAACATCAAAAGGTTTTACATCATAATTTCCACTTTCGTCAAAAGTTCTTCTTGCAAGAGTATCAGTTAAATCAAAATTCTTTGAATATACTCCACTAAATCCACCAAGAGTAGCACCTCCAGCAGATCCCTTTCTTTGAGCTCTTAAAATTCCATCATTTATAACTGCTAACTCAACAAAACTATTATCATCAAAATCATCTAATGATTTTTTAAATAAACTTAAAGATATTTTTAATCTATCGGCACCTGGTGCAGAAAAATTATTAAATCCTTGAGAATTATCATTTAAAGTTTCATCTATATCTCCATTAATTATTTCTTCATCTACGAATAAACCTATCCTATAACTTGGATTGCTATTATATTGATCAAGAATAAGAGTCTCTTGCTTTACGTTACAAAATTGACCACGAACAAAATATACACCCTCTTGAATTTGGAAAGAAGATCCAGTAACAGCAGCATCACTTGCTACGGTAAGAGCAAATGGAGCACCAGCAGCAATTGCGGTGTTACCTAATAATCCTGAAGTTATTATCTCTGAACATGTTAATTCCTCAGCGTCAGAAAACACTTGAGTAGAGTTATCTCCAGTATTTGATGTTAGATAATTTATATAAAGTGTTAGATTACCTCTTTCAGAATCTTCTGCCAATAAAACCTTATCTACAACAGCACTTACACCAGATCTTTGCCCCGTAATTTTTGTACCAATTAACTGATCTACATATGCAGATACTGGAATTCCTTGATAATTATTATTAAGTTGCACACCATAATATATTCTATTATATCCAGTATTACCAGGTATTACTTTTGAACCTTCCTTAAAAAAATGTTGACCAAATTTTTCAATTTGGTTTTGCAATATGGATTGAAGAGTTGTTAACTCTCTAGCTTGAACAGGTACTCCTGGCTTAAATAAAACCCGATAAAAATCATCAGACGGATCATAATCGTCAAAATATGGGGATACATTTAAGTTGGTTTGCTGTGGCATGATTTTTTAGAACTGCAAAACTATTTTGATGTCTTCTTTTTGATTTACAGACCGAGTTATAGCTGGTCTATTATCAACGTAAATAATATTTCCTGAGTATTTTTTAACCTCTGGGTTAGCAATACCTTCAGTAAAACTCTGTCCAAGATAATATGTTATATTATTTATCTCTGTAGAGAGACCTGTAAACCCAGTATCAATTTGTAATGTAGACCCAGAAGAAGGAGTAATTTCTACATCTCCACCAGTGCCTGGTGACGCAGTAAATGCATTTCTATTAAATCCATATTGAGGATTAGTTACTGCTGTTCCAACCGTATTAAAACCAGCAAGAGTTCTATCTTGCCAGAATTTTAATACACCAGTGGTTTGATCATAATTTACCACTCTTGCAACTGCGGTTGATCCAGTTGATATTGTTTGAGTAACATAAGAGTCTGCAGTAAATGTAGCAGAACTATATCCAGTTCCTGTTAATCTTAAAGCACCAAGAGCACTTGCCTTATCAGCACTTAAGAGGGAAGTTGAATCAAATTGTTGAGGATTTTCAACGATACCCACTCTAGCGATATCATTACCAGTTATAAAATCTGGATTTTCATTATCATTTTCAATTCTAGAATATAAGAGAACATTAAACGCACCAAGTTCTCTATAGATATCAGATCCATGTCCTCCTTTTGGTGGAATAACAACATTAAATTCTGGTCTAGTGCTTCCAGTAGGAACACTTCCTGCTTCTAGATCAACACTTCCAAAAGTATATCCAGATCCCTGTTTAGAAACAACAACAGTATCAACTTGTTGATCATTAGTTGTTGTGATAGTGCATTCTGCTCCAGATCCATCACCTTTGATAGGAACATTACGATATTCGGTTCCACCTACAGGTCCAATACTTATTCCCCTATTAGTGACAGTAACTATCTTAATAGAACCATCTACTGCATTATCTCTAACAGCAGCATTGTCATTACTTGTTTCCCAGTCTGCAGGAACAGGCATAAAATCCGTAGAATCGAATTTTACAATATCACTTGGTTTAATTGTATAAAGATATTTCCAAATATAATTATCACCACTACTTCCAGCAGACCTTGGTTCCAAATCAGTAAAAGTTGGTTCATCTAATGATGGTCTACCATTTGGATTATCAGGGTCTGTTCCATTTTGAAGGCATATATAAACTCTAAAATCACTGTTTATGACATAATAAGTTGCAGTATATAAATTGGTCGCACCTGAAACTGGAGCAGTGTTTGTTCTACTATAGTCTCCCCTATACATGTCAAAGGTAGTTCCTGATGACCATGATCTTTTAGTTACAACTTGTTTTGCATCTGAAGAATTTATCTTCTTTAATGCGATCATAGTATCATAGTAATCAGTTTCTTCTGAAAAACTATCTTTAGGGGATGGGGGAGTCGTATTCCAATCAGTTGCAATATCTGTAGGATTTGGTAATCCAACGAAAGAATAATATGCATTCGTACTAGAAGTTACTCCAGCAATAAAATTCTTTGCATTTAATATTCTAATCTGATCAGTTATTATAGCAGCCATTTGGACAGAGATTTTTCTTTATTTATTAATGATTAATCAAGGAGTTCTATAATCCTTATATTTAAGTGATTCAGATCTTTTTACTACTGTAGAAGTAGAAATTCCACCTGTTCCACCTAAAGTATAAGCAGTATAAGAATTGCTTTCAGATCTTGAGGTTAGATTAATTTTACCCCAACTATATGCTCCAAAGTAATTACCAGTTTGGATTCCAACACCACTGAAGGATGGCCACTGACCACTCCAAGTATTGAAGTTGGTTACTTTCACAAATACTCTATTAACATGAGTTGTGCCTATTCCAACACCTGTAGTTCCCACTCCAGTAGGAGATTGAACTATTTCAAAATTGTTAACTTCATAAACGTTATTTATGAATTGAGTTCCTACTCCAATAATAGCACCACCAGTATCTACAGAATTAATTGATGTGGTTGCACTACCAACTGTAGAGTCGTTAACTATGAAGAAGTCACCTGTAGATATTCCACTAATAGTAACTGCAGTTCCAGCAATACTAGAATCTCTCAGATCTGATGTAAGAGGAATGTGTAAATCAAATATTAACTGGTAATTAGTTGAACCAGCTCCTATTGTGGTCGTTCCAAATCCAACAATAATACCAGAATCACCTTGATAGTAATCAACCTTATTTTCCTCTGCACTAATAGTTGGAGGACTTATGAGAACTGCTGGTGGATTGGATGATGTATATCCAGCACCAACACTTGTAATTGCTATACCAGTTATAGTGCCAGCAGCACCAATTATAGGAGATCCAAAAGCAGTTGTAGATGTTGAACCAACACCAACTTCTTTTCCACCTAGTGACGTTGTTGCAAAACTAACTGTAGCAGTGCTGTAACCAACACCACCAGTAGAAATAGCAACAGAGGAAATTGTTCCAAGACCAGATACTATAGCAGTGCCAGCAGCACCAATTTTATCCTCTTGAGAATCAAACTTAACTTTCTTTTGGAAAGTAAAATCACTATCCGTTAGTAAATTAGGAAGTTGATTAACTTCATCTTGTGGATCAAAGTATGGTCTTACATTTTGAACATAAATGATTGTTGATCCTATTCCAACAGATTTAATAATATGTGAACATGGATTAATAACAGGTTCATAGATTTCTCTATCTTTACCAACACCCTTTTCATTAATAATCTTATCTTCAGTTTGTCTACACCAAGTAACTGGTCTCTCCAAAGTAGAATCACTACTATTTCCTGGTCCGTTATAAGGAGGAGTAGAAACACGATCTGTAGAGTCTACACTAATAGGAACTCTAGGAGTTTCTTGCAAGTAATTATCTTGAGTTACTAAACGTCCAATAGTTAAGTCATCACCTGGTTTTACAGTTTCTATAACTTTTCTTTCAACAACATCTAGACCACCAGTTCCTTTATAGAAAATAATTTCAACTGTATCACCTATCTTAGGTGCTTCGGTAAATTTAATTATACTACCACCAGTAAACTTATATCCTTTGCCAGGAACTTGAGGAATGTTATTGACAAATACTAAAAGAAGATCTTGAACATCAATTTTTGATCCTTTCTTAGCAGCGATTGAGACAGTAGCATTATTAAGTGTTAATTCAAAATCAGTCTTACTTCCATCAATAAACCTTTCAATATTATCAAGAACTTCTAATTGACCTACAGACCATGCAGTAAATTCATCATTAAATACTTTTTCAATATCAATTATAAACTCTGTAAATGTTTTACTAGGATCTGTTGGAATACCAGTAGTGCCACCAATAGGAACAGTTAGTTTTTCAAGGTTACCATATCCACTACCAGTATTTTGAATGGTGAAATCAACAATACTAGATCCTTGACCAACAACAATATCAATTGTAGCATTAGTTCCAATACCACTAGATGTATCACTATATTCTAGATTAATACCACTGTATGATGTTGGATCATCAAAGACTACTTTATTAAATCCATTTACAACACCACCTCTAGCATATAAATGATTTCTAGTTGATGGTCCAGTTTGTGTTTCAAATGTCTTGCTGTCAAGAACACGTAATACCTCACTTCCGTTTGCTGCAACGTCAAACTTACTTGCTGAATTATTATTCAATCTAGGAGCTATGATAGCAGACTGAACAGAACCAAATCCAACATAATGACTTAAGACTGTAGATATACCAACATTAACTTCAAATTGAGTTGTACTATTAACTGCACTAACTTGTACTCCTGTATAGTAAGGGTCAGGTTTTCTTGGATACTTGTGAACAGAAGCAAAATTATCTTTAGAACATCTAAATGATAGAGATTCTGTAGAAAGTTTTATACTAGTTCCAGTTGTCAAACCATGCTGAGAACCACCACTACCAAGTGTCATCGTCAAAATACCTGAAGATGCACTGTATATTGCAGTCGAAATATTAAAGTTGACTATCGTTGATATACCAACATTTAATGAGAATGTATTTGTCGTAGTAGCAGTAATAGTTGTTGTACCAATTCCTATGATAGGATCAGTAGCACGAGGATATGGATGTAATGATGAGTAATCATCCATAGAACATCTAAAGACTATGCTGCTCTGAGCAATAGAAACAACATTAGATGTGGTAAGACCATGATTAGCAACAGTGACTGTCATGATCCCACTAGGACCATCATAGATTGCGTTAGATGGTGTATACCCTAATCCTGTATTAGCCTCTGTTATCGCACCAGGATTTGCACTTACAAATCTATGATCATAGTCTCCACCACTAATTACAGCGTTATCTGTAGCACTTACAAATTGATGTGTTGATTGATCACTTACTGCAGAGAATCCAACATCAATTGTAATTGTAGTATTAGAAGTTCCGACAATAGGAATTGAAGTATTGAAGGCTCTATCTTGTCCTCGTGGATAGTAATGAATACTTGATCCACCATCAAGAGCACATGTAAATCCTAATCCACTAAAGATTACAACACTATTCTGACCTGTTGTTGAGAATCCATGAGCACCAGCAGTGGTAACTGTCATTATACCAGTTGTGGTGGTATAACCTACGGTGGTGATTCCAAGAGCAGGTTTATAATCACAAGTAAACGCAATGCCTGATAATACAATCTCATCACCAGCATGTAAATTATGAATAGTTTGTGTGGTGATAGTAGAGATACCAGTTACAGAACTATAACCAACATTTGCTACTTGTCTAGGTGAATAGAATATATGATTTGCATTAGTAACAGCAACCCCCGTAATATGTCCAGTTGTAATTTGTGCTGTGCCAATCCCTATCACATTTGTACCAGGACGGCTAAGAGTTTGTATACCAACATTAACTGTTTGAATACCTGCTCTATATCCAGAACCTGTATTACCAATACTAATGGATTTGATCGTACCACCAGCAGCAACAGTAACCGTTCCACCTGCAGCAACTAGAGGTTGATATCCAAATCCTTCACTAGATCCTACGGAAACAATTATTCCACCTTTAGGAAGACTACCAACATTTACATCAGAGGTAGAACTTCCAGTTCCTGTAAATGAAATTGTAGTAATACCAATAGTAGAATCCTCCACTATACTATACTCATTAGTATCACCATCACCATCAAAAGCTGGAGTTTGGAAAACATCATTAATAAGAACTATTGCATTATCAGTTGTAATTCCTTGTACATTAGATCCACCTGATTTTAATACAAAGTCTGATCTTTGTCCTGTGAACTGAGAAGATAAACTATCAAAAATATAATTTCTATGATATGGTTCATTTGCTGTATCTGGTACACCAGAACGCATGAATGTTCTTCCTTCAAAACTAGATCCAGTTGCGATTCCTGTAAAATCTCTTGAATCTGGTGGATTTGTGGTAGTGCTTAATGGAACATTTCCATAAGGTGCTTCTGTAAAGTTTAACGTGTTATCAACAATATTATAATTACCATTTACTTTGGTTATTAAAGTTCCTGTTCCATATCCTGATAAAGAAGTTCCCAACCAAGGTCTCCTAACTCTAATAAGATTATCATTTCCTGATTGCCCAATAGCATCAATTCTGATTATCTCATTACCAATCTTAACTAAATCACCACCAAAGAATGATGTGATTCCAGCAAACTCTATTATGTCATCGGTGGTAAACACTTGACCTGCTGTATGTGTTGTAACTGCAGTAGATACGACAGGAGACTGAATAATATTATCTAATGTTATTAATGCCTTATTATTCTGATTAACTGAATTAAAAGCATGAGATGTTCCAATACCTACACTTGTGATATCAACGGTCTCTGGGACTGTCTGAAGTGCCTTAGAGACGGTTTCTGCAAGTTTAATTGTTTCTTCATCAATTTTAACAGCAAACACTTTAGTTGGTAATAATGTAGTTGTACCGACCCCAACAAATCCATTAGTGCTGGCAACCCCAATTGACATCGTAACACCAGCACCAGGATTAGTGTAAACCAACTCCTCACCAGTAACAAAGAAATGATTTGGAAGATTAATAGTATTATTTGTTACATCTACAATATCACTGTTACTACCATCAAATGGTTTTCTAAAGATTGGATCACCTTTATGAGATAATCCAAATTCTCTTAGCACAGA